CAAGATCAAATGTAAATGTATCACCATACATGTTAATAACAATTTGACCAAGATTAAAATAATCAATTTGATTTATATACGAAAGATTTGGAGACGAATCGTATATTTCTACTGAACCAAAAATTGATTCAGCAAACATGTCTTCATCTATAGTAAGTTTATCAAATAATATAGTTTCATTTTGAAAATTTGCATTTCTGGGAAATATCTCCAGCCCAGAAATAATTATAGAAAGACCACTAATATTTGGAAATGAGATGTTTGGATCGCTCATAGTTCACTTATCTTTATTTCATTTGATGTATTATCTGTCAATAGTTCTTTGATCGCATTTTCTAAATTTTTTACACCAGCTTTGCTTAACTGTTTGATTTGTGTCTTGTTGTACAGATCAATATCTAACAGTTCTTTTCTTAAAGTTATAAAAAATTCGTCGTCGTTTGCGTTTTGATATCCGGCAAGATAGATAGTTTCCCAATTGTTAGAAACAGCAGGATCTACTATTTGTCCGGCTTGTTGGATGTATTTTGTAGAATCAACATATTTTTGAATACTTAATAGTTTATTTTGAATAGTTTTTATCTGAATGTATTTATTTTTATTTGTATCGAATCTCCAAACAGAAACTATAGTTCCAGAAGGATCGTCAAAAAACACCGGTTTTGTGTCCGGAAATTGATATGTTTTTACAAATACTCGTTTATACTGATCGTCTACGGTTTCTACAACACCAATATACTTGTTATTGGTTCCGCTTCCTTTTAGTATTACGTGTTCATAACCGGAACTAATTTTAGAAAACGCACCACTCAATCCTAATGGAATTACTTTTTGTAGTGTTTGGCCAGCACAACCAGCATCACCATATTTTACTATTTTACCCCAAATTACTAACTGATTGTTTGTGTTTATTGCTGCCGAATGATATCTACCGGCAGAAACTGCAGAATACGTACCAGAGGGAATGTCTAACTGTCCGTCTGCTGTTATTCCCCAACCGTAAATTGTACCACCTGTTGTTAGAGCTAAAGTATGTTTATCTGCAACAGAAATCATGGTTACTCCAGTAATTCCTGGTACAATTAAATTATCGTAACCTGCATCAGCACCAAATGCGGTTAAACCAAAAGTGTTGGGTAAAATGCCTACACAAAAACTTTCACCACAATCAACATCATAAAGTGAAGGAGGAGCAGAAAGACCAAACGACACAACAGTTCCATCAGATTTTATACCAACGCCACCTGTTATGTCATTTGTCCATGCAGTTTTAACCATTCCAGTTTGACCGGCATAATATGTACTGTAATCATCACAGTCGTTTCCAAAACAGCTAATCATCCCATCTTTAATAGCAAACAAACGATCGCCAGCAGCATTAATATAAGTGTACTGTCCTTCTTTAGATTTGTAAAGATCTCCAATTTTAGTAAACCTACCACTGTATTCGTTAGTTGCTGGTATATAAATTCCGGCCAATCCTACATCCTGACCCCAAGCGTAAATGTATCCTTTGGAATCTAAACAAGCATTAAAATAGTTTCCAGCAGAAAGATGATTTGTGTTTCCTTGTTGAGTAAACGTGTCTGGAATTATTGATTGGCCGTACTGAGGAGAACCACAATAATTTGTAGAAGTAACCCCACCAGCACCATAACACTTAATACTAAATGGTCCTGTTCCGGTTTCGTATATCAATAAATCACCAGCAGAGATACCACTCAGATTAGTTCCTGTGTAACCTTGTAATACTGATCCTGTAAATCCAGTAGAACCAGCAATAGGAATAAAATCAGAAATATTAGCAAATTGGTATTCCCAGCCAGAGTATTCTAGTTCTATCTGCTCGTTATAGCTTTCCTGAGTTTGTGCCCATTCTCTAAATGGATTTCTCACCCCGTTTAGTAAGAATAAGGACCAGTATAACTGAGGATCGTCATACAAACGATTTGCTAGTTGGTCTGGACGCTCACCGGGTAAAGCAGTAGTGGTAAAAACCGCATCTGGTCGGTCGTATATTACATTTATAGATTTAAACAAATCCGTTACTTCAAATGTTCCACCATCAAATGGATATTTAATTTTTGGAAAATATTGAAGCATTATGTCCATTCTCCGCGTGGTGGACTTACTCTGCTACCACCAGCAAATCTTTCTGCTCTGGACAACAGAGTAAGGTCGCCATTGCCTGGTTGCATTGCGGGTTCTAGTTCTATGAATACCAATTTAATATTAACAGCAAGTGGTCTAAAATTGGGTGTAGTGAATGGAGTATTTAAAATAGGTGACCGGTTAATGTCTACACTCTTTAAAACACATGGCAACGGATTACCGTCCCAATAATCGGGAATAATTTTAGCATCACGACCACTAGCTTCAAAATACCAAAGAGGGGGATGAAGCATGGTTAATAGAGATTGTGTTGCCGCCAATGGAAATACATTTGTTTGAAAGATCAAACCTATAGTACTTGCCATTTTTGCTTGTTTTTCATTTTTTGCCACCAAATTTATATCAAAAGCGTGTGTACGTCTAGCCCCAGGTTCTAATACTGTCTCAAAATGGTCAAATCTAATCACACCACCACCGCTAAAGAAACTAGATGCTAGCTCTTTAGTAGCAGATATTTGCTGACCTAACGTACCCAAAAGACTACCAGTTTCAATAGATTGAACGTTTAGACTTCCACCAGCCGTATAGTTTTGGCTATTCAAAGTAGTCATAGAACGTGGATATGGAATACTTACAACAGATTGAGCATTTCCCTGAACTGCTGCTCTGGTTCTATTTCTATTGAATGTACTGTACAGAGAAATGTAAAAATTCATCCATACAGGTATTTCTTTTTCGTAGGGATCGTTTTCTGGTGGGAATTGATAATAGGCTGGCATTTTTTCTATAAATATATATTGTAATTTTCATGGCATATAAAACGAAATACGATCCAAAAAACCCACAAAAGTATGTTGGTAACTATGCCAATATAATCTGTCGCTCTAATTGGGAACGAAAATTTTGTAAATATTTGGATGAAAACGATAATGTTATCAGATGGTCCAGTGAAGAAATAAAAATTCCTTATATTTCAACCATAGATAAACAGGTACACCAATATTATCCAGATTTTGTTTTTGAGGCAAAAAAAGAGGGACAAGTGGAAACTTTTATGGTAGAAATAAAACCAAAAAAGCAAACTCTTCAACCTGCACCAAGAAAAAACAAAAGAGCATACTTAAACGAATGCATCACGTTTGAAACTAATACTTGTAAATGGAAAGCAGCTACGGAATTTTGTAAAGATAAGGGTTGGACGTTTAAAATATTAACAGAAGAAAACCTATTTAAGGGTTAAAATGGCATCAGGAACACCAAATTTAAATAAAGGAGATGTAGGATCTCTTATATCTTACTTTCAAACCTTATCCGGAGTACAAAGATCTAATCGTTTCAGGATAGACATCAATCCTCCTACAGGATTAACCGAAGTTTCGTTGTTTGCATCAAACGTCCAAATACCTTCACAAGTTATAAATTATTACCCGGATACAATGTCCCCGTCTGGTTCAAATATTGATATTCCTATAAAGAGAGAATACGACGATAGGTTTATAATTGATTTTATAGTTGATAAAAATTGGACTTGCAGACAATTTTTTGATCAATGGTTAAATTTATTATTTAAAAATAAATCACAAACTTCCACTGCAGAAAAAAATTCATATCTGGTAAATTATAGAGATTCTATTGTTGGAACTGTAGATATTTACGCTTTGGATGTAAACGATAATACAAACAGAAAAATTACCTTATATGATGCATGGCCTAGTACCATTCTTCCAACACAAATGATGAATGATGCCCCCAACGATTATCTAACCATGACTATTGATATGAACTATAGATACTATAGAACATACGATACTAATGGTCAAAATGAAATTTAATTATGGCTCTTAAAGATCTTTTAATCTCTTCGCTACCACAATACTGTGAAACTTTATCTTCCGGAAAAGAAGTTTGTTTTAGACCAATGATCGTGTCTGAAGAAAAGGCTATGCTGTTAGCCAAGCATTCAGACAACAAACAAACCATCTTAAAAACTTTAATTAATGTGGTTTCTACTTGTTTTGGTGCGTCTAAAGACTGGCCAATATACGACTTTGAGAATATGTTTCTTCTTTTACGCTCCAAATCTATAGGAGAAATAGAAGGATTTACAATTAGATGCCCAGAAACCGGTGAAGAAGTAAACATAAAAATAAACTTAAATAAAGACATTCGTTTATCAAAAAATAAAGTAAACAATAAAATTAAATTAAATGAAAATTTAGTTGTAGTTTTAAAAGAACCTACAATTAAAACTTTAATTAAATATCCAGAATACAAAGAATCCACAGATCAATTTTATGGATTTGTTGCTTCATGTATAAAACAAATTCAAAATCAAAAAGAAAGTATAGACTGTTCCGAAATATCTGAAAAAGAACTACTAGAATTTGTTCAAAATTTAACGTCTGCTCAATTTAAATCTGTTGTTGGCTATTTTGACAGCTTACCACAACTAGAAGTGATTAGCTCGTATCAAACATCGGACGGTAAAACCAGAGAAATCAAGATAAAAGGCCTTTTCGATTACATAAATTTTTTTTTTAGTCATCTAAATCTTCAACTATACTATATGCAAAATTTTCAAATGAAATATCACCATAATTATAGTTTAGAAGAAATAGAAACAATGATTCCTTTTGAACGGGCAGTGTACGTGGAACAAGTTAGAGCACATTTAAACCAAGAAAAACAAAGATTATCAAACTCTTAAGGATTAAAAAATGGCAGAACCAATTACAGATGCAAATAGTTCTTTTTTTGGCAATTCTTCAGTCTCTCCAATTAAAAAACAAATAAGTTCACAAACACCAATTAAAATTGCAACTCAGGAATTTACTAAAGGCGCAGTTCAAGACAATAAAACCACAAGTGATGGTGTACCACAAATTTCATTTTCAAACGCCATAAGTCAGGCAAAAGCAGCAGCCGCAGCAATAAATCCAGGCGCAATAGGCAGTATGAATCAAGCAGATGCCATTAAATACGCTCAAACCAGTATTTCTGATCTAGAACAAAAAATGGCGCAAGTTGCAATGTTAAATTCTATGGCATCTGCTCCCAGAGCATCATCAGAAAAACAACAAGCACCAGTATCTGCCAATAACACACAAGTTTCAAACAATGTTAGCAATGTGACTAATATTATGTCTGATTATTTAAGAAATATGAGACTAGAATACGAAAAAACCCCCCAGTGGAGATCTGAAACAGGATAAAAGAAAAGGCCCCTTTCGGGGCCTTTTTTATTCGTCTCCTAGAGACTTCAGGTAACTTTCGACATCCACATCTTCATCCACTTCCGTCTTGGGAGACGGCTTTCGTGAAGACCGAACGGGTGCTTCGTTCTCAATAGTCTCCTCTTCGCCTGCATCAGCACGAAGATCACCACCAAGAGCATCCACCAACTTTACCTTGAGTTCTGAGTAGCTCTTGAACTCCTTGGGATTTACAAACTCCTTGAGAGAGTATTGCTTCTTCCACAGAGCCTCAAGCTTGGCATCATCACCGTCAAGTAGTTCACTGGCAGCACTAAACTCGCTCTTATCGTAGTTGACATAACCTTCAACCTTACGAATCTTTAGCTTAAAGTTAGCACCCTTCCAGAAATCAAACGGATTTACTGCGTTCTCGTCTTGGAATTCGGGATTCATTTGCTCTTGAATCTTCTCAAAGATC